TAGTTGTACTTGTAACTCCTTCAACTGTGACTCGGTGTCCAATTGGTGCTAATCCTAAGCCTTGTCCTTGATGTCCAATTGGGTCAATTTCTTCTTGCACTAAATTAACTAAATCCTCTGATGGTACTTTGAAATTAGAATTAATTATTACTAACTTAACAGTTCCTCCACCGTCCCACACAGGATACACCTTAACTCCTCCAACATCTTGTATTTTGTTAACTTCATCCTTATAATTCTGTATATTACCACCGAAACTTTGTGAGTTTAAACTATCATAGTATCTTTGTCTTAAACTATCTTCACTTTCTTCATCTTCTCCATTAATTAGTATTTCAGTTAACTCAGCAGTTTCTAATTTGTCTACATATTCAATTGGAATCAACTGACCAAGTTCAAATACAGGTCCAGTAGTTTCACATTTCATTTTATATGTTTTTCCAGATATTCTCTCAATTGCCACATAATTGTATTCTCCTAAGTTGAATCTTGAATCAATAGGAATATCTATATTAAAAACTCCTTTTGCAATTGTATTGGTTGCAGGTAAAGGTGTAATACCTCTTTCTTTACATCTCTTCTCTAAATAGTAATAACTAGCAGTATCTACAAAAGTTTGGTCTAGTAATTCATCCATGGCAATGTATGTTTCTGTAAGTTCTATAGCAACAGGAGCAAGAGCATTATATATTATAGAACCTTCCCTTTTATCAAAAGTATCTGGTACACTATCTAACATTCTTTTTTTAATATATTTTCAAATGTCATTAACTCAAACAATTATACACTCACCACCTTCTCTGCTTTTATATTTCCATATTTACTGTAAACTGAGAAATCTACATTGTACTTTACCCTTTATATTTTGAAACTCAAAATTATCTATATTTTCAATCCTATCATCTTGAATTAGTGCTTCTGTTATCCTTCTTTCAAGTTCGGGTATTACATATGAAATAGGTTCTCCAATTAAATCATTTAATTCAACACCATAATTTCTAGAATAAATAAGATGCTCATACCTTTCAGTATTTAAAATTAAAAAAATGGTTTGTTTTAATGCTTCTACATCATCACAAATACCATCTACTCTATTTTTCTCTATATTCAATTTAAACGTCTTACTTGGTTCTTGTCTAACATCAAAATTAATTATCGATACATCTTCAATGTCATAATCTAAATTATCGCTTGGTAACACCTTATCACATCCTATCTAAAATCAAATATTGCTGTCCTCCTTGCATACGAATTAAGACTAATTTATCTCCTATTTTTTTATCTGTATATTTTTTGAATGTATCTGTTTGTATTAGAAAAGATTCTTCAAAAGAGGCTTTTTGCTCTATCTTAACTACTAAAGGATTAACACTTTCTATAGTTCCAAATGCAATTTGAATTGGATTACTTGTTTCTACTGCATCCATTGCAGCTTTTTTAATTATTTGCAATAATTCTTGACTCATATTACCACCTCACTTAAAAGAATCTTCTAGCTCTTGCAAAATCACGCTTTTTCTTTTGTCTACCACTTAAACTACTTATTTTTACTACATCACCAGTTTGTGGAGCATGAATATATTGGTCATTTCCTATATATAGTCCAACATGATGTACTTTTCCTTGTTCGTTTTTAAAGAATACTAAATCGCCTGCTTTTACATCATTTATGTTGCATAATAGTTTCCCTCTACTATCTTTTGATTGGTCTGCTGAAACTCTAGGTAGATTTATTCCTGCACCTCTTTTAAATGCCCATACCATAAACCAGAACAGTCAAAACTCTTTGGACCATTGCCTCCCCAAGCATATGGCTTACCAAGTTGATTTTTTGCTTCTTGAATAACTTTACTTACTTTACTATTATTGTTTGTTGATGTATTAGAATTATTGTTTTGAACTTGATAAGTTACATCTTTTAAATTCTTTTCTGCTTCCTCGTTGCTTCCAACTCCTGTACCTGCATTATTAGAACTATAGGTACTTCCTGTTATTTGTTTATAAAATTTGCCCACTCCTGGTACCCAATCTTTATTAAGAGGGCTATCATAAAGAGGTGCATATTTGTCTCTAATACGCTCTAATGTTTTTCTTCCTGTATGGATATAATTTCTTGATAAATTGCTAATACCTTTTTTTATCCCTTCATCTACAGAACTAAAAGACATCCCTTTCATACCAAAGAAATTATTTTTATTTTTGCAAAGTGAAGAACTTCCATTACCAGTTTCATGTATAGAAATAGCAGCCATTAAAGCTGCATTGACTTTGTAAGCATTAGAATATTTAACAAATATATTTCCTGTATTTGATAACTTATTTTTAAATACTTTATTTAATTTATTTATCATATCATTGTCTTCTTTACTTGTAGTACTTTGTGCAGGACCATTTTGTTTCTCATTTTTATTATTAGTATTTCCACTACTATATGAGCTTGAAGAATATGAAGCAAATTCGTCTCCATCAACAAGAGTTAAATCCATAAAATGACTGTTATTTTCAAAAGTATGCTTTACTTTCTCAACTAACATATAATTTTGTAAATCAATATCTCCTAAATCTAAAAAAACAGGTACTAAACAACCTGCTCTTACTCTAATATCTCCTAACACATTTTTTAAACTTAATGACTTAGTTTTCTTATTATATAGTTTTAGAAGTATATCACATTTTTGCTTTATCTCTGCTTCACTCATGTTTTTATCTACTGTATCAAATAGTTGTAGTATTCCCCAACTTCTCATATGTGTAGAATCTTGTGCAATATACACATCTCTTTTTCCTGACTCCTCGTTGTCTCTGACAAGTTTAATCTTTGTGTAAGTATCACTATCTATTGATGAATTATAGTCAAAATCCTCAATTACATCATTGTTCATAACCGTATCAAGTTTCATTGATGCAACATTCTTTAATGTTATTCTTCCAAAATCATCATATAAAACATACATTTCCTTTTTCTCTCTTAGAGTATCATCTAGTGCTGTTAGTATCATGTCAAAGAGTGTTTTATTTTCTTCTATCCTAGATATTTTATACTTAGTATCTTCTATGACATTGTATTTTAAATTAAAATCTTTAGCCAACATTTTTACAAGTTCACTTGCAGTTTTATTACTATATACATAAGTATCTTTATTCTTAAAATATCTTAGCTGGTCGTAAGCAACAATTTTAATGTGATTTTCTTTATCTCTTTTCTTCTGAAATATATATCCATAGAAGATACCTATTCCTTTATAATACAGCCTTACAGAATTTCCTTCGCAAAACTCTAATATATCATCCATAACTATTGTAAATTCTAACTTAGAAGGTGTTCCTCTTCTTTCTATCTCCCATGTGATACCATCAATGACAGCAGGTTCGTAGAAATCTTCCCAATGAGCTATTACTAACCTTACATCTCTATCATTTGCTAACACTAATTCATCAACCAAGTTTTAACACCTGCCCTTTATAAATAGTGTATTTACTTAAGTTTTTGCCCTTATTTGCCTTATCCATCATAGATTTATTTAGTTCGTATACTTTCTTATATAATGAACCATTACCAAGTTGTTTCTGACAAATTGACCAAAGGCTATCCCCTGCTTTTACTGTATATGTTTTAGTTTTAGTGTTTGTGGCATTGACTGAATCAACTCGTTTTGGCTCTATCTTTACATTAGGTCTACCAGTCTCATTTTTAGGAGGGGCAATAACTAACTTTTTAGTTGAGTAATCTCTATATTGCTTTAATTTTATTGCAACTTTTGTATCTGAGCCATTATCTGCATCTTCTGAAATAGCATACTCTTCAAGAGATACTTTTATATTAGTGTTAAATAGTACTTTATTACCTAATTCCCTCGATACAATAAATTGAAATGGCTTACAATCAGTTTTTAGTAACTCTAGTTTACTTAAAAAGAATTGAACATCCCTAAAAGTTCCACGATAAAAAGGTAATTTATTATGTGTAAATTCTGCTTCAAAACTTATTTCAGATAATCCTTCTTTTTTTAATATGTTTACTTCTCCAGTATTTATCAAATCAACTGTCTTGTTTTTATTTGTAACTTTAATCTCTAACTTTGGTGGAGGTATTGGTAATTGTACTCCATCTAAATAAAAATCATAAGCCATTTTCTCACTCTCCTTCCTAAACTATTCCTTCGGCTGAAACAACCATGGCATCATTTAATTTTTCTGTTAAGACGTTTACTATTCCATCAACATCTGCATCTTTACTTATGTTGTTTGTATTGTTCATGTCAATTTTAATGTTGACTCCTGTAAAACGGTTTATTGTTTCCTGTTCTGCAATATCTCTAAGATATTTTAAGTCCTCTTGACTTTTATCCATAGTCTTTGCCATCTTTGCAGTATTGCCTGCCGTGTCTTTTGCTCCTTTTGCTGCATCGCTGAGCGGAGAATTAAGCCCTGCCGAACCGAGTCCGTCACCAAGTCCATATTTTTTGTCCCATAAATCATCAAGACCTAATTTTTTCTTTGCATCTTCTGCTATTTTACTAATATCAAAAGTGTCTTTTAATTTGTTTTCTAAATTTTGACCCACTTCATATCCTTTTTTGTAAGAGTCAAATGGGTTTTTAATGTCCATATATGGTGCTTTCCAGTCTTGTGGCTTTACAGGTTCTTTTAGAGTCTTTTGGTAATCTTTATATTGTTTTACAAAAGAATCTACTTTATCTAAGCTTCCTATAGTTTTTATATTTATACCTGGAATTAAGTTTAACGCTTTTATAACTCCATTTATACCTTTTATTGCTATGTTTGCTGCACTTACAAAAGCATTTGCTAAAGCTGTAGCACAATTGTCAAAACTTCCTCCTACATCTCCCATGGCATTTATTACAAAGTTTTGGAATTTATAAAATAACATCTGTACATTATAGATAACAATATTAAACGAATTAACAAAGAACTCTGCAAATGCCATTACAATATTCCATGCACCTGCAAAGACATCATATATACAAGTTCCTAGAAAATAAAAAGCTCCTACAACTACTCCAGTTGCAGAAATGCTTGTTCCTGCAAAATGATTGAATATTGCTACTCCTACAAATATTGCTGCTATTACTAGAGCCATTACAGCAACAACTTTTAAAATACTTACACACAATAAAGCATTTGCTTGACTTAAACCTAGCGTTTCTAATTTATTAAGTAACAAAAATCTAGTTTCTGCCATTAATTCACCATTCAATAAAGCTGTTGCAAAGCTTTGTGCTAGGGTTAATGTTGTATGCAGTGTTTGTATTGCCAAGAGAGAAATAATAGTTATTTTATAAATAGCTATTACTGCAATGATTCCCCAAATCACAGGAGCAATGATTGACCAATTCTGTGCAAATACATTAGCTACATTAAGTGCTTGTGTTATTATCCAACCTAGCCCTTGTACAACTAAACTACTTCCAACAATCATCACATTAAAAAAATTCTGAAAAGCTGGACTACTCAGTAAATTAATAAATCCACTAAATACATTAAAACCAACTGCTCCAAGTACGTATAATGAGTCTTTAACATCAGTTATGAAAGTTCTAAATCCCTTGCTTGAAACTGTATCCTCAATTTTCTTCTGTATAGCTCCAAATATCATAACTGCATTATTTTTTACACTAGTAAAGATTTGACCTAATGTATAAGGCATCTTCTCAAATTCTGCGTTGGTCTGCTCTGCTGCTGAAAGTAATGAGTTTTTTACAATGTCTGCTGTTAACATTCCTTCACTTGCCATGCTCCTTATTTTTCCTATATCCACGTCTAAATAATCGGCAATCGATTGGATAATGTTAGGTGCTGACTCAAATACAGCATTTAGTTCCTCACCTCTAAGCACACCACTTCCTAATCCTTGTGTTAGTTGTAACAATGCCGAATTCATTTCCTCAGTACTTGCACCTGCTATTACGAATTTTTTGTTTAATTGCTCTGCAAAACCTACAATTTCTTTTGTACTGCTAAATGCTTTACCTGCATTCATACCTACACGCGAAACTATTTTTGCAGTATCTAAATAAGATGCTCTTGACCTTTCAGCTGATTGAAATATCATTTTGTTAAGTCCGCCATCCGATTGTTGCCCATCGTTAATCATACTCAGTCTCGCATTAGTACTTGTCATCTGGTCGCTTAAATTTCCTAGACCTCCTAATGTTCTTATACCTAAATAAGTTGCTGCTAACTTCTTTGCACTTCCAACTAATCTATCTGTAGAACTTGCACCCTTATTTATATCCTCATTAAGTCTTCGCTGTTGCCCATCAGCTTCTCTTATTTGTTGTTCTAATCTATCAAACCCAGCTTCTGCACGTGCTAGTTCTTCTCTAGCTGTTCTAATACTATTAGCATCTATAGCATTGCTAGATGTTCTTTGTAATTGCTCGAATGAACTTAATACAATATTCATAGCATTAGTCATGTGTCTAAAAGCAGGTGTCATTCCATCGAAAATTCGAATAGATGTTTGTATTGTTGCCATTTTATCACTCTCCTTTCATAAATTTCCATAAAAAAACACTTACTTTTGTAAGTGTCTAGTTATTATAAATTTAATAATTCTTTTTTCTTAGTATTAAATTCTTCTTCTGTTATTGCTCCTAAGTCTAATAAATTCTTATATTTTAATATTTCATCTGCATTAGAGTTATTATTATTAATTTCTTCTCTTTTCTTTTCTATATCTTTTAAAATTATAGCTAAAATAGATAAAATCTCTTGCGCTTCTGCATACGCTCTTTCATATCCAATAGAATTTGTCTTTGTTTTTACATTAATTAAATTTATATATGCCACAGGCTCTGAAATAGTTTTTAATGTAAGCTTTATTTGTAAATTTTCGATTATCTTTTTTGTCTTTTTCTTACCTACAATGCTACCAACAATAGCTCCTGTACCACCAAATAAAACGCCTCCTGCTATAGCACTCCCAAGACCGCCTTTTGTTATAGTCTCTCCGTCTTCTAACAATTCAAAGCCTGTTATATTTTCAAAACTATAAACATTTTTCTTTATTTTCCCATTTTTTCTTTTAGTCTCTATATATATGAGTTTATTAGTTTCATCAAACTTTATAAAACTGTTAATTTCCTTAGTTACATTAAATTTTTCAACTAAAAAATCATTCTGTTTCTTAGAATCTAGAACGATTTGAATTTCAGATTTTGTAGGTAATCCATCTTTAAAAGTAAATTGTTTGTCTTTATACTCCATATAATCCATTAGACATTCTATACAAACAGCACCATCCTTTATTTTTTGGTCTGTCTTTTCTTTTCCACATATACAGCATGGTTCTTTTGATTTTCTAAATAACCCCATAATATTACCCCCTACATAATTTTATAAGATTATTATACTATATTAGTAAAATTTTTACATTATAATCACTTCCTTTCAATAAAAAAACACCTACCTAAGTAAGTGTTTTTAATTTATATAATTAATTTCTTATTTATACTTTGCTTGTTTACAATATTTATCTACTATTTGTTTGAAAACATAAAAATCATGTTCATCTTTTTGTCTTAGAGTTTTTAGGTAAGAAATAAGATATTCTTTTTCATCATTACATACATTATTTAGTAAATTATCTCCCATTACATTGCCTCCTTATATACAACATGGAAATTCTTCTTCTCACCTTGTATCTTAGCAGGTCTATTATTTTCCTCTATCCAATTTCTGACCTTATCTATTACACTCTTTGTATATTTATTTACAGTGCCAGTCCAACTTCCATTAGTTTCCCAAACTCCCTTAACTTCACTATCTTCTAAATCAATCTTTTTAATAATCTCACAAACAGCCATCTGAGCTGGTTTATTACTCTTAGAATATATTTTCAGTTTAGATGCTATTTGCTTTGTATCAAAATAATGTTCTTCTTCGTTTATCTCTATTGGTAAATCAATTCCTGCTTTCTTATATAATGTTTTAGCTGTTAATAGTTTGGATTTATTGTCAAAGCCTGCACCATCTAATAACTCTTTTAGCATAGATGTACTGTTATAAGCCAACTGTAATTTCTCAATCTCACTTGCTTTTTCTCTTAGTTTTTCGGGATTAGCATTGTTAGTTATGTATGCACCAGTTTGTCTTATGCTTGGTAAAACTTCTCGTCTAAGCCATTTTCTAAACTGTACACCAATTGGTTTATCTGTGTATTGTAAAAATCCATACAAACCATCTTCATAAAAAATAGTTATACTTCTAGCTTTATTACTAATTATATTATTTGCGACTACATTTAAAGTAGTTACAAAATCATTAAATTCATTTCCTTTCAATACATCATACTCTTGTTCAATCTCAAAGTCTTCTGCTTTTATGCAATCCTGTATTGTTTTAGATACATCAGCATAATCGAATAATCCAACTATTTGATTAGCTATCCAACAAGATTTTTCTTTCCACATAAAAGTATAAATTTGACTTCCATTAAACTCTTTTACTATTAAATTTTCCATAACTATTACACTCCTTAATTGAATTTTTTTAAGGAATGACGTATACTATAGTTAGTGTATATAATATACGTCAATAAGGGATGTTCAATCTTTGGTCGGGGAGAACGTCTCTTATTTTTTATTCCTCTTTTTCTAACTCTTCATTAATCTTTTCTTCAAGCCAAATAGTTTTAGTCTTGTTCTGCTTTTTTAAATGTTCTTCAATTTTTTCTACTTTCTCTCTATCTAGTAGAACACTAAAAGTTTTCTTATTCTGTCGTCTCTGCTTGAAGTAATCTGCTCTACTGCTATCAGTAATAATTTTCACCTCTTTTCTGTATCGCGATAATATAATTATACATTGTATCGCGACACTTTTCAAGAGTTTTTACTAGTTTTTACTAATTTTTTCTAATTATTTCACTCAACCGACCAATTTGAGCAAAACAAAAGCACCTACATATTTGTAAGTGCTTTCTTTGTTTATTTAGTTTTTCTCCACATAGTTAATCTATAACACAATTATTAATTGTTTTATTAGTGAAATCACAGCAATTTACATTCCATATAGTTAATCTAAAACCAGATTTTAAACCTCCTTTTGATGTTCCTGTTTCTGAATTTACATTCCATATAGTTAATCTAAAACTCAAACAATGCCATGGAGGGTGGATACTATCAAGCTAATTTACATTCCATATAGTTAATCTAAAACAGTTGTGGAATGATTTTAGTAATACAAATTCGTTTGGATTTACATTCCATATAGTTAATCTAAAACCCCAAAATAAACTTAGCATTTCCAATACCTACACATACGCATCTCTCTCAAATTTGCAGTGAACCATGAGTAGTGCAATTGATAACATTTATCACACACCCTCAATGCCTTGTATTTCAAGTGTTAGACCATATTTTGTAACAAATATCGCTCACTGCAAAACTATTTATATTTTTATTATATCATAAAAATATTATTTTTGAATATCTGTACCAATTTGTGGTATAATAAAAGCAAGGAAATAATTTACTTTATACAAGAGTAGCTATTTCCATCAAAATTGATTTAAAGAATTATTTTTTTAAATCACCCTTATTGGCGTCTGGGTGATTTTTTATTTTGTCATAAATATAAGCTGATATAACACCAGCTAGTATGCTTAATAAAAAACCTATCATATAATTTCACCTCCTTCCTTATTTGGAATTTGGCGTTTAATATGAAAATAATCACCCTTCGCACTTTCGATTATTATCCTTGCTACAATTATTATAACATATAATTATTACATATTTTTCCATTTTTTTTATATAAACAATGAAATTCAAGTAAATAAATACCTACTTATTTATATATATTTTATAAA